CCCCATCATTATAAAGTGCACTTGGGTTATAATTAAATGCATCTGGATCAGTACATCCATAATCTGCACCAATAGGAGTTTCATTATTCCATTCTTCTGTTGGTTTTCCTGCTGGGTGAATATATTCAAATCTCATATATCCTACTTTTTCAAATAAACCATCATTTTCTCCTGATATTTGTTGTTGTAAAATTACAGAATTAAGACCTAATGTTCTATCAGTTATGTCAAAAGATGGATTGTCTTTTCTCCAATATATTCTTTGTGTGTCTCCTGATTCTATTCTTCGAGAAGTAGTTCTAGTACCATCTAGCGTCCAATATCTTAATAAACATGAATCATTTGATGATAAACAGGTTACATCTACAGCAAAATAATCTAATATATTAGCTAATGATGTGTCTATTTCCCTATCTGGACCTGGTGGTACATTAAGATCAATATCTGAAGTTATGTCTTTTCCCGTAGGTATTGAATTTAAATCACTTATGTGTACCTTCTCTACTATATCAGTGTCTTTATCTCCTAAAAGTTCTTGTTTGTCTGTATCATAAGTCATATTAGTAAAACCAAGAGCTCTTTTAACTATTTTATATACATCATAACTTTTAAATTCTCTTTTTAATCCTTCTTGCATAACCCAGATAGGAAGGCCTTGAGGAACTCCTTCTACTACTTCAGCATTCCATCCATGTGTACGTAAAAAAGTACCATTAGGATAAAATACATTTTCTTTAGGTTCTGGATTTTGTTTTAAATTTAGTTCTTCATCTTTTTTTTCTAAATTTTCTAATAATTTTTCTATTATAGATTCTTTAGGATCATTATAATCATTTATATATTCTTGACTTTGTACAATTAAAGAATTATGAGATTTTTCTCCCTTTTTAGGAATATCATAAAATAAATTTTCATAAACTTCAAAAAATTTAGGTATAGTATAATTAGGATTAGATTTTATAAGTTCAGAAAAAGAGGTATTTATAAAGTCAGTTGTTTGTTTATTTTTATAAACTCTTTTATTTAAACTAATTATTGCTTTTTTATTTTTTATTTTAGATTTTTGAAGAGATACTTTTATCTTAGATAACTTATCATTTTTTAAATCTTGCTTAGTATATAAATTAGATGTATTATCTTGAAATTTGGATTTAAGACTTATATTTTTAGATTTAGTAGCCATTATCTAACTACTTTAAAGTGATAATCATCATCATATATAGTAGTACCATCATTGTTTTTATTTTTAAATAAAATACGATAATATCTTTCTGGTTGTAAACCTTTCATATATAGTTTAAAATACATTCCTTCTGAATCAGCGCTCATTTTTGTAAAATTATCATCAAAAGGGATAACTTCTTCTTCAGTATAAGCATCTCTTACACTATAAAAAGATGATGTTGTAAAATATCCTACATTTAAAAAATTTGATGTTGTTGAAAATGTTCTATTTGGATATTTGTCTCTAACATGAATTCTTAATAATGCTTCATCATTTTGATTAAATTCTTGTTTATTTTTATATAAAGTTACATTTAAACTTCCACTTTTTTTAGATACAGATTGTTTAGTGTGTACACTATCATCCCATTTAAAACATAGTTTTGGAGGATATATTGTGTGAGTGTCAACTGAAAAATATTGCATCTCACCAAAACTACTTGATGTATTTTCTTCTACTGAATCTGGGTGTTTTACAATAAAACCATTATTAGTTACACCTGTTGGGTAAGTATCTCCTGCAAATAAACTTGCTGAATGTTTTTGTACTATTGAAGTTACATCCATGTCAATGTCTAAACTATCGCTATTTAAAAATTGTTGAGAACCTTGAAATAAACTACCTGTATACCAACTTCCTCCTCCTTTTTCTAATCCACTTCCTGATATTATTGATCCTGTAGTTCCAGCTTGAAAACTTGATGTTGGCCATGGTGATTGAGTTACATTATTATCTCTAAATTTCCATGTAACACCATTAGAACTTGTAGGTAAATTTGAATATCTACCTGATCCTTCATGCCATGATTGAGACACAGCAAATGCTTCTATATTAAGAATAGTAGTTAAAGTTTGTGGTTGTACAGTTGTTAGTTGAAGATTTGCTTTTGTTGTTCCATCATTAAACTTTGCAGAACCAATTGTATCTGAAATTACAGATTTTATTTCTTCATTTTTAAATTTAATAAGAATTCTTGAAGGATGATGTCTTGAATTAATAGTTCCTCTTTCTTTTACAAGTTCTAAAATTTCATCTTTACCTGCATTCATAAAGGTTCTGTCTGGATGACTGTATATTGTTGAGTCTATTTCTGGAAATATTGAGTAGTATGCCATTTTTAATAAATTATTACTCGACCATTAATGTCTGAGTTTGGATATTTTAGTTCGAAAATACTTGGGTCTAATGAAGGATATATTACTCCTTTTTTAGTAGCTCCCATAAAATCATATTTGTATTGTGAATAACCTAATGATGTTCCATTTTTATTTATAAGTTCTACTTTTTCTACTGTTTGAACTCCAATTACTCCTGCTATTAAATTTTCTATTTCAGATATTATAATAGGTTGGTTTACTTGCCAGTTATCAATATTAAAGTAATCTTTTAATTCATTAATACAATTTAAAATTACTTCATTATTATTATAATTTTTAAAAGAAGTTATTTCAAAATCAAGAGAAAAATTAATTATAAATGCATTTTTAATATTAATTGCATCTGTTAACATTCTAAATTGTTCAAGATATGTTGATAAATTAGTTTTTGTAGCTGTATTAAGATTTGTTAAATTTTTATTATTATCATATCCTAAAGTATATAAGTTTAAAGCTAATGGATTTGGAATACGATTAGGTTCTGTTGTAAGTGGTGATAATTGATCATCTTGAGTTATATAGGCTTTAGATACTCTTCCTAATTGAGAAGGCATAGATAAGGTTCTAATTAAATAATCTTCTTTAGTTACTGTTCTTTGTTGAGCTGCAAAATTAGCCATTGCATTTTGTCTTATTTCTTCTACAGTTTCTCCTGATCCTCCCCCTCTTGCTGCTTCTACATTATTAACTGCTACTGAACTTTTTACAAAATTTAACATTCCTCTATTTAAACCAATTCTGTTTGAAGATAATATAGTTTCTATTTCTGTTATAGTATTTGCATTAACATTTGAATTTAATCCCCCTCCTACAATGTAAGTAATTGTTAATGTTGTATTTGCAGGTGTTTCTCCATAAGCTTTAGTATATAAGAAATTTGAAGGATCATACGCTACGTCTAATTTACTTCTTCCATCATTAATTCCTAAACCTATATTATTAGGATCTGGTATTATTGCTGAATCTGAATTGTCAGTTGATCCAGGTCCAAATTGAATTTCTAACGTATTATCTTGTTTAAAACGTGTTACAAATCTTTTTGGTGTTTTTTTAATTTTTAAAAGAAAAGGTGTTTGTTGATTAAATTGATGTAAATCAGGATCATTAGCTGCATTATTTTTTAATTGTTCAAATATAGTATCTTGAGCTAAATAAGGAACTTCTGTCCAATTATTTCCATCTGAATCTACTATTGATTCTATTGATATTATATCTTTATCAAATAGACTTAATGTTTTAAATTGTTCAGCACTACCTATAGTAAATGTTTTTGTTTTGTTAGTTCCTGATATTGATTTTACTTTCTTTTTTAATAAATAGTATTCAGGGTTATTTGATGAATCAAACTGATATATACTTGTTACTGTAGGGTCAAAAGAAGAAGAAAAACCAAATCTTACATCATCTGTTGTGTAAAATTGAGAACCTTCAGTTGAATTAAAAGTAGATCCTGCTTCTATATTTAAAGTAAAACTATAATCAGGTAAATATTCTCCTCCTTTGTTTATAGAAGGAACTAATTGAAATAATTCTAAATCAACAGAGGCAGCTGATGTTACTTTAGGTTTATATCCTAACGCATAAGATAAATTATATAAATTTTCTTTTTCTTGTGCTAGTAATAAGAAGCATTCTCTTAATTGTGTATCTGTGTAAAAAGATAATACATCTCCTACATAAGATGCCATTTCAAGAAACATCATTCCTGGATTTCCTTCACTAAAATCATTAAAATTATTTGGGAAATATACTTCTGCAAAATCCATTAATTGATTTTTGTAAGAATTATAATCTTTACTTAAATATTTAACGTCTTTATCTTGTGTTTTATTTGATATTTTATTGTAAGCCATTATTGGTTAAAATTAAGTTGTATTGCATCTACAGTATTATCTGAATTAATACTATATGTTATTTTTATAAATAATAAATGTTCATCTTCTAAAAAATTAATATCTGTATCTATTAATGATATTTCAGGTATATAAAAATTTATTTGTGCATTTATTAATGTATTTAGAGAATCTATATCTACATTTGGTTCAAATAAATAATGTTTTAATCCTACTCCAAAATTAGGTTCATTTACTCTTTCACCTGGTTGGGTTAATAAAACATTTAATAAATTAGATTTTACTTGTTCTTTTAAGGTTTGAGTCCCCTTAAACATATTATTATCATCTAAAGGAAAAGCAACCCCAATACTAACATTTTTGTTAATATCTAATGGACTTATTCTTCTTGTAGAATTTATTATGGGCATTTATTATCTTCCTTTTTTCTTATCTATTGCTTTCATTAAACCACTATAATCTCTTGTAACTGCGTTTGCTACTGAATCAGGCATACCAGCTGTGTCCATTGGTAAGGGAGCTCCTGTTGAAAATGGTTGTGATAAATTTACAGGAGCATTTCCAGATTCTACATTTGTATCACCCATTGCTGTTTCATTTAATAATGCATTTAAAGATGCATCTTTTGTGTAATTTAAGTTTGGTGTTTCTTTTTTAATTATAGGATTTGTACCCATAATTTTTTGTTTTAAAGAATTTTTTACTGTTTTTGGAACTTCAACCATTCTTTCAGTGTGTTCTACTATTGTTGGTTTTAATTCATCACGTAAATCTTCTTTAAGTGATTTGATTTCTCTGCGTAACGCATAATCGATTTCTTCTCTAACTACTTTTCTAATTAGATTTTCAAAAGTTTTTGCTTTCATTGTTAATTGTGTTTATTAATAAATATAAAATTTTTTAAGGTAGTGGTACAGTTTTTACTTCATAGCTTGTTTGAAGATCATCTTCTGTTCTTATTAACCTTTCTATTATTTTTGTTTTTCCTTCTATTTCTAAATCTGTTAAAAGATCATTATATAATATAGTCATTTTATCTCGTATATTACTTGTATCTATAGACGTTAATGTTCCTTGTGCTGCCTTATCTATTGATATTTGAATTTGTTCATCTAATAAATCAGTATTTATATTTCCTTCGTTATCTGCTGGAGATTGATTAGATACATTACATTTTTTAATATAATTTCTATATAAAAATATAGCGAAATCTTTTAATTTAGTTATTACTGCTATTAAACCTTTGATTGCAGCTATAACTACTTCCATAATGCTAAATAATTTTTCTATTGCTTTTAGTATTGTTGGTAAAGTTGCTACTATTGTTAGTGCTAATTTTGCATATTCTTTTATTTTACCAAGAATTAATCTTTTTTTCTCTGACATAAAATCAATAACTTTTCCATTAGCAAAAGGACCTGAAGATGTTGCTAATGCTATTTCAGCCGCTATTACTACTATTAATAAAGCTGGTACTAAAATATCTTGTATTATTTCTAATATTTTTCTTATTTTAGGTATTATTTTATCTCTTATTTTTTTTAATTTTTTATCTAAATTTTGAGTTTTTTCTAATCCTTTTTGAGGGATTTTTTGTAAATTATCTAAAAGTTTAATAAGTTTTTCATATATTTTTGTTACTTTTGCTTGAGATTTAATATCACAAGCATCAGATATAAATTTATCTTTAAGTTCGTCTTTATTAGGAAGTTTTTCTTTTACTTTTTGAACTTGTTTTGTACCTTGATTTCTTAAATCTCCTTTAACTTTATAAAGCTGTTTGTCTATTTGACTATTTATTAGATTTCTTATTGTAGTTGATGACATCTTACGCTATTTTAGTTATTTTACTCTTAAAATTTTGAATATTATCTTTCAAATCTTCTATTTGTTGTTTTCTTAATGATAACATTGTTTTATTTGAAGGATTAGGACCTGTTGGAGCTCCAGGAGCTGTTGTAATAAATGCAACTTTTGTAACTAAATCATCAATTAATCCTTCAAAACACTCTAATAAATCTAATAACCATATATCTCCTAAATAATCTCCTAATACTGCAGGTTCTGTGGGTAATATATCTTCTCCGTATTCTCTTTTTAATCCTAAATAAATATTGGGAGAATTTATTACTACTTTACTTGCATTGTCTCCATCTTTTTTATCACTAGTATCAAAATGAATACTACCATTAGTACTAAATCCTATTGCTTTATTAGAAAATAAAAGAATAGCATCGTCTTTAGCATTAAATAATAATCTATCCGAGTTTATTATTACTTGTTTTCCTTGATATGTTTCTGGGGCGTCTGGTTTATAAGTCATTTTATTAGGAATCTAGTTGAGCTTTTGCTAATTTAATTAATTCTTCTTTTGATCCAGCTTGCATTTGTTGGGTTAATAATATATTCATATCATCATCTTTAACTGTTATTCTTCCATAACTATTTCCTCTTCCATTCCAATAATAACCTCTATTAGGTTCTACTTGATCTGCGTTTGGATGTTTAGATACAGGAGGTTCTATATTTTCAGATTCTTCCATTATATATTCAGGATATGCTCTTTTTATATCATGTTGATATTCTCCTATTTGAATACCCCCATATTTTTTATGTAAAGTAGATGATTTAGAAGCTAATGATGTTTTTCTTCTATTATTATTAATTTTATAAGATATATGAACCCAAGAACCATTTATCCCATTACCTTTTTCAGGAAATTCCCAAATCATTTGATCAAAATCTATATTTTGGTCAATAACCCAATTAAATATTTCATATGATTTAAAATTTTTAATACTTACTAAATCAGAGGCATATCCATACATGTGTTGACTTTCATCAACCCCTCCTATATATTTATTTAAAGCTTTACTTCTATAAACTGAAGTTATAACCACATCAGGATATTGTGTTTTTATAGGATTAACACATTTATTCATAAGATTATTTATATTTGTAATAATAGTCTCTTGTTCTAAATCAGGTCTGTCTGGTGTATGATCGTCTCCAGGAACATTACCTCCTATTAATTCAGCTTCTTCATCCCCACAATAAAAAATACTATTTTTATCTAAAGTTGAAGAATATATACATTGTTTTAAGGAAAAAAAAGTTGCCATAATTTTAAGGGGTATATTGTTCTAAATCTGTTTGGTCTGAAATAGCTGGAATGGATTCTATAAAAAGGGATCCTAAAGGCTTATTTAATTCTTCAGATGTTATATTATAATCAGCTATTGATTTTATTGATTTTTCATCTAATTGTACTTCTGTATTTTGATCTATTACATTATTATCTGAAGGAGCTACATCATAATACACTACATTTTCTGGTACTATTTCTTCTTCAAGTATTTTTTCTTCAACAACTGGTGGTGGAGAATTTAATATTGGTTCTTCTTCATCTGATATTTCTTGTTCTTCAATTTCTGGTTCACTTATAATATTTAAAGGTGGATCTGTTAGTAAAGTATTTATATTTTCAGATTGTTTTAAATTAGCTCCAAAAGATTTTTGATAAATAGAAGCAGGTATAAATTTATCTAGTTTTTGATTAGATGTCAAATATATACTAGATGCATCATCGTCTATATCTTCTATAGAATGTACCCATCCTTTACCATCTGTTTCTTCTAATTGACCATTTCTAATAATCAATATAGGATCTCCTACTGTACTATTATCACTCCATCTGTTTTTGTTTTCTTCTAATATACTTTCACCTATATTAGTAGAACCAAAACGAATTGAATTTCCAAATCTACCTTCTATTATAGTGTCTCCTTCATAAGGTAAAAGAGGTTTAATTTTTGTTTGTTCTTTAAAATAATCTCCTAAATTTATATTTGTACCTTCATCCTCTATTTGTCTTACTGCTAATCCATTTTCTGTTTGTTTATAATCTCTTTTAGAGGCATCATCAGATATTCCTTTTGTAGTAGGAAGAGCATTATGGTGGGGATGGTTCCATATATTTAAATTAGGAAAATAATAATTTGTAAAACCTCCTGTGTTATATATATTTTTATCATAAGAAGACATTATTAATACTATTTCATTTTTTAAAGGATAATTTTTTAAAAAAGAAAAAATAGGTCTAGCTGTGTTATTTATATTTGTCCATGTTTGTTCTAAAGGTGTGTTATCATCTAATTTAGTGAAAAAAATAGTCCCTATAGCATCATACCCCCCAAAATTAATTGCTTGAGGATGTTCTATATTTAGAATAATATCTTTAACTCTTACAGCAACTTGTGACATTTTATGATTCTTTTGGTGGTTCTATTTGTTTAGGTTCTTCAACTGTTTTTGCTATTTCTTCAGCTACATCCATTAGTTGATCCATTTCTTCAGCTGTTAATAATCCACCATCTCCTGTTGAAGCAGCACCTGTAGATAAACGTTGAACAATAGCCGCCATCTTAATTAGTTGGTCGTCATTTTTAACACTTATTTCCATATATTCCTTAATTAAAGGAACAACTACAGTAGCGTCTCCTAAAGACTGAACTAAAGGACGTAATTCGGCTATTAAAGATGCTAGTTGGGTAGCCTTTTTCTTTTGATTACCGTGTATTTCTTTTAATAAATCTCCAAAAGATTTATCGTCAAATATTACTTGATTTAATGAATCCATATTGTTTTATTATAAATATGGGATTTTTTAGACTTTTACATATCCTGTTGTGATATATTCACTATGTAGTTTTTTATATAATACTTTTAATTTTTTAGTTACTTTAGTAATAACAGGAGTATCTACTTCAGTCATTTCTCTTATGTAAATATAAAGTGCTTTTTTATTAAATATTTCTAAATTTTCTCTTCGTTTAAATAAAGTATTAATAGCATCACATACTTTTCTATCTTTATCTTTTTTAAACATAGTAAACATGTGTTTGTCTATATATGATGTAAAATAATCTATAAAATCTTTTATTTCTTGTTTACGTCCATCTCTACCTAATTGATTTAAAACTCCTTCATCTTCATCTGCAGCTAGTACGTCTACTTTTTGTTTTTTCTTTTGATAATTGTTATTATTATAAAGTATAAGATAATTTTTACCTACAATTGAAAAATAACTAAATGCTTTAGTACCTTTTTCTGGTTTAAAATAATCTAATTTTTCTAAAAGAAAACAAATTACTTCATGTTTTAAATCTTCTAAATCATCTACTTCTGTATAATAAAATTTAAATGTATGGATTAGATTTTCAGCTAATTTATAGAAAGGGTAATGTATTCTTCGAGCAAATATATTATCTCTTTCTGATTGATTTGAAGATGCTAAATATTCTTTTATAGCTAAATCAGTATCTGGAGTAAAATATTGTTTTTTGGTTCTTTTTCTTCCTCTTTTTTTAGGCCCTGGATCAAGAGAACCAGTAATTACTGGTTCTGGAGGAGGACTAGGGGCATACTTTAGTTTGTTTGACATGTGGTTTTTACTAATTTTTATTTAAGGGTAAACTCGTTTAGAGCTTCTTGGATTTTTTGTAGTTCCTTAAAGAACCACCCTATTTGATCATCGGCATAAAATACACCTTTATCATCAATTTCTTGTAATCTTTTATCACAAGCATTTATAGCTTCACTTTGTTTTGAAATAAAATCTTCTAATTGTTCATTTTTAGTTATTAAATTTCTAATAATAAAAAAAGAAGCTGTTGTTACTAATGTTAATATAATACTAAGTGTAATCATAATTAATCTTTAAAGAATGAATCTATAACATCTAATGTTGCTGATGCTAATTTCGGGTTATTTTCTGTGTTTACTTTTTTAGCTGCTCTAAGTGTTTTGTCACCCTTACTAGCATTAGCTGGTTTTGATTTTGGAACACTATTAGATGCGTTATTCCATAATTCAAATTCAATTTGAGCAGCCATATGATCTGCTTGATGCATTAATAAAGGTAAGTGTGTTCTTAATCTAGTTTCTTTTTGACCAGACATAAAATAGAACTTATTTGACTCATCATAT